AACCCTTGAATACGAAATTGAAACTTGTAAGGGAAACATAATCGATGATGATAAACTTATGAACCCCGACTCACAAAAAGAGATTGTGTTAGATAATTATAAACATTTAATGAGGTTTATTTCATACAGTGCAGATGAAACCCGAAAGATTATTGATCTGATCCCAGATATAGATGTAATAGAAGGTTATAAAACTTTTGATGAATTACTTATTGGAGTTCCATTGCCAGATACTGCCAGTCCTCCAATACCAATTCTTATGAGACAAATATTACAAAGTATGTGCGAATATACATCTGGCGCGTCCGAAAGTGAACAAGCGATATTAGACATTGGTACAGGAACTAGTGATTATGGCATTATTATTGATTTCACTATTATTGCAAAGATAAAAGCAATTGGGTTTATAAGCGCCTTTAATGATTTGTATAGTAGTATTTCTCCCAAAGAACAAACTACATTTGGCGGTAAAAGACCCCGATCCTCTCGTAGAAAGTATAAGAAAAGAAGTCGTCGTCCTCGTCGTTATAAATAATATATTTTAATAATATAATGTCGATATATTCTTCTGAAAATATAGTTGATCATATAGATATAACAAATTTGACATATTTAGATATTATAAAAAATGTTAAAAAAAAAATCAACGAATTGGAACTAACAGATATAGAAATTCATAACGGTATAAATGAATTTACAGTCGAACTTAAAAATGAAAATAGTAAAGAGGAAAGACGGAATGTTGTGTCAAAATACTTCAAAATTTTTATCAATCTCTGTACAAATAGACATAGAGATAATAAGTCTATTATCGAAATTTCTCCCACTTATAGTGAAATAAAAGATTATACCTTTGATGAATTAATTGAAAAAGTGAAACCCGGCAACAGCGCTTCAGCAACTTTAATTCTTATGAGACAATTAATACAAGTTATGTGTAGCTACACAGCTAATAAAGCTATTGGAGAACAAGCAATAACCAACGCCGGAATATATGACATGGAAGAAGATGATAGGCAATATTTTAATATTTTTGCAAAAATAAGAGCAATAAATTTTATAACATCTTTTTTCAATCTATATACCGACATATCAGAAGACAAATATGACGCATTTGGCGGAAATCATTTAAAACAAAAAAGAAAAAGTCGTAGGCGTTATCGTTAACGCACATCCATATCCCTTTGTTTCTGTAATTGTTCTAGAGACATATTGTTTTTACGCGACCCAAATTCTTCTGTTGGGGTACTGATAGCAGTGTGATAATCCACTGAAGCATAATTATACATTTGCCTTAATCCTCCATCTCCTTGTGCAGATAAAGAATCCGATGTCATATCCAAAAAGCTAAAATTATCGGAAGCTACACTAGTCATTGATCCGGTACCAAGTGAAAAAGCCATTGGTTCCATATTATTCATCGTGGCTTCACTCGTGATTTGTTGTGTTTTCGGATTAATATAATTATAAATATCATCTCCATACAAAATATCATAATTAGTTAGATTCATCATTGCCGGAACTTTTACAATGTTATCTGGCATAATAATTTTTTTTCCATTTTGCAAAACAATAAATATTTTATCTCCTTCCTTTACACGATTATCGATACAGATAAAATGAATCTTATCTTTTAATTGTGTTTTGGATAATGTCTGAATTATTTTTTTCGAATGATCACAATAATTGCTATAATATAGAATATCTGTCATAATTTCCAATTCTAAAATCTTTGGAGATCTTTGACGAATTTTAACGAAAATAAAATTGAGAAATATTTAAACAAATATTGATAAAATATAAATTATGGCAGTCAAGAACATTCAACACGACGAGATCACAACTTTTACTCTGGAAGAAGATGTTAGTATTGCTAATGCTATACGCAGAACTATTATAAACGATATTCCTACCTGGGTTTTCCGGACGTCCCCCCACGATAAAAATGAGGCAACTTTTCACGTTAACACGACTCGAATGAATAACGAGTTGTTAAAACAGCGTCTCAGTTGTATTCCTATTCATTGCAAATATGGAGAGGGGGTAAATTTAGAAGATTATTACTTGGAAGTAAACGCGGAAAATACTACAGATACATTGATACAAGTAACCACAGAACATTTTGTAGTGAAACGCAAGGATACGAAGGAGCCAGATCCAAATATGAATCTTTTCCCTCCTTATATTGCACCGGATGGAAATAGTTATTACATCTTATTTATCAATCTCCGCCCCCGCATTTCAGAAGAAATCCCAGGAGAGAAGTTGCATTTTGTTTGCAATTTTTCGGTTTCGACTGCAAGAGAAAGTGCAATGTTCAATGTAACTAGTTTGTGTAGTTATGGAAATACTCTTGACAATGAACGAATTGAAAGAGAATTGTCGGTAAAGCGTCACGAGTGGGAGCAGGAAATGTCAAAAGAAGAAGTAGCAGACAATGTAAAAAATTGGTGGTTGTTAGATGCGAAAAGGATATACAAGGAAAACTCTTTCGATTTTTCGGTGCAAACAGTGGGTGTTTTTGAAAACAGCGAATTAATTGTTATTTCTAATCGCATATTACGCGAACGTGTGCGCAAACTATCAGAAGATGTTTCAAAATTATCGATTACACCTTCATTAACTACTATGGAAAACTCGTACGATATAACATTTGTAGACGACTACACCGTGGGAAAACCTTTAGAATATATGTTGTACAAGAAGTATTTCGGAACCACACTTGCTTACTGTGGATATATAAAATTGCACCCACACGACGAAGAGAGTATTATACGAATTGCCTTTCATCCACAAGAAAAGAATAATGCAATCGAAAATGTCGCAGATCTCCTTACAGACGCTCTGCAAAAACTAAGTGAATTGTTTCAAACCATCGAAGACGCCTTTAATGACAAAAAGAGAAAATAAAATATATTTTAATAAATAAATGAGTGAAGAAGTAGATTATGATGAGGATTTGGGGAATTTTGAATCCAAAGAAATTAACGATAAAAGTTATGCAGAGGAAGTGGATTTTGAAGAGGAAAATGGAGAAAACGATATTGAAGAAATCGGAGAATCCAATGAATCTGATTCTGTCGAATATCAGGAACCAGAAGGGCTTTATTTGGTACTGGGTGATATTATACATATAACTGACACAGCACACGAAGAACTAAACGATGAATTTTTTATGATTATTTATATTGATGAGACCCATATGAAAATTTTAAATACAAAAACAACCCACGTATTAGCTATCAATCCAGACAAAACAATTGGTGATGGTACAATTGAAAAAATAGCGATTGTGAATGGAGACCGCGAAGACCGTGGTTTAGGATATGCGAGACAGCAAGGTCTTACAAAGGATAAATGGATCCAAATTATTTTTGAAAAAAACGGAGAATCTTATGTGGAAAGAGGATATATAGTGGATGTGATTGAAGATATGATTGAAGTTAGAATTGGTGCCAACTTGGTATACTTTGATTTTTCTTATCAAGGTATTCCTGAAGGATCAAATATAGTCGATATAACAATAATAGATAATCCAGTAGACGCTTTATTAGAATCTCCGGTATTTGAAGATTCAAAAGTGTCAGAAGAGTCAGAAGATTTGGAAGTTTTGGAGGATCCTGAAAAAATAGTTGAATCTCTTAAAAGACAAAATATACTTGATGCAGATATAATAGGAAATGAAATCAAAGAAAATGGGCAGTTTGAATTCCTAGGATTTATGAAAGAGGCGGTCGAGTATTATATAGTAGATGCAAAGTCGAAGCGATATAGTATCGAAGAACAAGAAAATGATTTATTGGATGACCTTTTAGCAGATATCCCCGAAAACAATAGAACAAGTACAGTATTAAACGAAGCAAACCAAATGGTTAATAGATATATACAGTTGTTGAAGGAATTTTCAACTTTTGATGAGGATGGAAATATCTCTGCACCAAATAAAAAAGGAAGTAGTTACCGACCATTGGTAAAATCATATGTTGATTTTAAAAAATCATTATATTGGATTTTACCTGTTGCAAAAAATGTTCAAAAAAATGTAGTAGATGAAGATCAAGTAGATGAAACAATGGAAAAATTGGTAGAATTAAAGGATATTATTGATAAAAATAAAACGGAAAGTGATTATCAAGAATATAAATCAAATATACAGGACTGGTTTACACCTTTTTCAGATATTGTCTATAATGATCAAGCACAAGATGTTATAAGTGAAATAAAACTAAAGGATAACTTTACAGTAATTATTGATAATAAAATCGATTTTATGGATTTTTTATCAACAAAGGTTAAATGCATTACTGCAGGCGAGGAAGAAAAATCCAAAAAGTATATATGCAATTTAGTAAGCAAAAGATTTTTAATGACAAATTACAATAATAGTGTGGAAAATCTATATAAGTCGGATAACTTATTTTTGGAATCGTTTGTTACATTACAAGAACCAGTTGTTCGATTTTCAAGGGTTAATTTACCCGGTACAGACATAATGACAAAATCAAATGTATCATTACACTTTGTAAGATATAATGAATTATTAAAAATGATGGTTCACGAAGTAGATGTAACAAATCACCTAAGAAATTGTCTCACAGATGAAAGTCAAGTAGTCAAAGAATCATTGTATTCTGAAAATGGTATAAAATTTTTAGATAACATTAAAAATTATACTATCAATTTACCGCTTATTTCACGAAATAAATGTAATTTGTTGGAAGATTACCTGAATGAAATTATTCCTCAAACAAAACTTCTTTTTCACTTGATGAAAAAGTATTTAAACGGAAAATTATCCATATTGCAAATTATCCATTCTTTGGAACCCTTTCTAGTTTATGCGTCAGATATTACTTTTCAACAATATGTCGAAATGGCTGGGTTTTTACAAGAAGAAGTATTTAAATATATAAGAGAATATCTTGAAAAAGCAAAGATATTTCATCAATTAAAAACAAAAACACGATTTATCAAAAATAATGTGATATCTGATATTTTTAACGAGTATAAACTAAATAAATTTGTCATGGATTTATATGATTATAATGAAAATGGTAGGGTAACCGCGTCAGAACTTTTAAAATCAATTATACGTTTGGATTATGGAAATGTGTATAATAGTGCTATTCGTCAATATAGTTCAAGTCTAAGTGGAAATGTATCGGAGCAGATGAAAAGAGAATTGGAAGATGTACTTGATAGAATTGAACACGATCCTTCGAATAATTGTAAAACCATACATATCGCCAAAAAATACCTTTATGTTTTTCAGTTGGAAGATGATGACGGAAAAATTATATTTTATGATAAAGAATATGATAAAACACCTTATTCAATACTTGATGATTTTGAAAAAGAAAGGCAAACAATGAACCCGGAAAATTTTAATAATCTGGTAAAATCAAAGTTACATTCTAAATATAAAATACCAGAGGAAGATGTGGAAACTGTGGCAGAATCTTTGCGAGATGGTTACAAAAAAGTAAAAGAATCCGATTATGCAGTTATTTTTGATAGAGATGTTAACCGGTTAGAATATTACAAAAGAATAAACAATAAATGGGTCTACGATGCTTCCATTAATCAAAATTACAATGGTCCAAGTCAAGGAAGCCAAGGAAGCCAAGGAAGTCAAGGAAGCCAAGGAAGCCAAGGAAGCCAAGGAAGCCAAGGAAGCCAAGGAAGCCAAGGAAGTCGTTATCGCGATGAAGATAGTTATGATCACAATAGAAATAGAGGTCAAGATCGTTATCACGATGAAGATAGTTATGATAGTCAAGATCAATATAGTAAGGGGGGTAGTCGAGATAGCAGGGGTAGTCGAGATAGCAGGGGTAGTCGAGATAGCAGGGGTAGTCGAGATAGCAGGGGTAGTCGAGATAGCAGAGATAGTAGGGGTGAACATAATCCGCAAAACGACATTCATATTCAACCAACTACCGATGAATTGGGTTGTATTTTACAAGATTGTAATTATGTAAAAAATGATTGTATATCAGATAAAACCTTAAAGAGAGAGATTATCAAAGATACTCTCCAGTCAATAGTTTCCGAATTTGACAAAAAATATGACAAAACCGAAGAAGAAAAACTGACTGAATCGACAAGAATGTTAAGATATTATACAAAGTGTATTACAAAAATAAAAGAAATCCAAAAAAACAATATTTTTAAATTCACACTTGAACATTACAAGTCAGGAGAGTCTTTTGTGTACGACGAGGAAGAACAATCTCCGTATATTCAGCTACGTGATTTTATTCTTGGTCAATCTGATATTATACTCAAATACAAAAATATTTTGCAATTTGTTAAAAAATATACATACTCGATGGTAGAACCAGCTGATTACAAAAACGTGTCTGTATCAAGGGAATTGGGGGAAGATGAATTCGGATTATATATACAAGAACAAGAAGTGGATAAACACTGGTTTTATTGTAAAGAAACAAAAAAAAGACTCATCCCTAAATTTTATTATATTTTGGCCAAAACCTTTGTGGATTCTCCTACTAAATTTGGAGAGAGATTGGATATGTTATGTCGTCATATTGGTAAAAAAAGTGACGACGGGGATAAATATGTAGATAAATATAGTGGATTCACAATCAAAAACATAGATTTTGTAAAAGAATATGGTGAAATGGAGGATATACAGGATGATGAACCTGTTTTTGCAGAAACCAAGTTAAAAACAATTGATGCAATGGACAAAAAAATATTAAATATTATCAAAACACTTGAAACAAATATGCATATAAGAGTGGATTCGGATGATTTTATTATAAGTGTCGTGAAGGAACTTTATATGATTATGAGTTCTAAACCACCTAAACCACAACAAGGTATGACACCCGAAGATTTTATAAATTCGTACATTTTGACTTGGACTATTGGAGGCCTTTTTATAGCCATTCAAACTAAAATTCCTCTAATAAAGGTAAATTTTAGTTTTCCTGGGTGTGTTAAATCGTTTAGTGGATATCCATTGACAGACGAAGATATGAGCGGGTTAAAATATATGGCTTGTGTTGCGTTCAAAGTGAAAAGCAGTATTCCGCCGTGGAATATTTTAAAATTCATCAAAACCCCTGAAAATTTTAGAAAAATGTTGAAAACATCGATTGATAATAATCTTTTAAATTTGGCAATTGTAAAAGATCGGATTCGGGTAAGAAATGAAGAGAGGGGGATAGAAGAAGTTGTTGTCGAAAAACATACAGTTGGGAAATGGAAGGAGTTTTTACCAGCATTATTTCCCTTTCACTTAAAAGAAATTAGCCCTATGGGACCAAATTACGAAAAACAACTATTTTCTTATATTAGAGCTGGCGACATTAGACAATATAGTATTTTAGAAGCCATTTCATCAAAAATTATGCAATATTCCTATAAATTTCAATTACTTATTCAATCGATTGTTTATGATAAACAATTGTTAATGGCTAATGGTGATAATATCCCATATGTTGATAACGCGTGTTGCAATGATGGTGAAAATAAAACAGTGCTCGATTATTTTATAAAATCAAATGGAGGAGATGACATTTTATTTGTAAATGATCAAATTCACCGGTTATCCTCTGTTATATTG